AATGCCTCGCAAGCTTATTTGCGTGCTGGATATAATGTTAGTGAGGCTACAGCAAGAGCGAATGCTAGTAGATTGCTAACAAAGGCTAACATTCTCGCACGTATAGAGGAATTACAGGCTGAACGAGCTAAAAAACTTAATATAGATGCTGAATGGGTGTTGAGTCGATTAGTACAAATATCTGATAGGTGTATGACGACTGAACCTGTAATGGAATTCAATTATGACACCAAACGAATGGAACCCACAGGAGAATTCAAATTTGATTCGAGCGGAGCAAATAAGGCTACAGAATTAATCGGCAAACACTTAGGTATGTTCAAAGATAAATTAGATATTAACGCAAATATAGGCGTGACAATCGTAGATGATTTAGATGAGTAAAGTTAAGCTATCCAATATAGTGGCTCCATCCTTTAAGCCTATTCACAAGGACATCAAACAAGGCAATCACACACACTATTGGTTCGGCGGCGGTCGTGGTTCCACTAAATCCTCCTTTGTTGCTATTGAAATCATATTAGGAATCATGAGTGATCCACAAGCTAACGCAGTGGCTATGCGGAAAGTTAAGGATACCTTAAAGGATTCAGTGTATGAACAGCTCCTATGGGCTATAGATGTTCTAGGTGTGGAGAAATACTGGCATGATAGCATTAGCCCATTAGGATTAACTTATATTCCCACTGGACAGAAGATAATATTCAGGGGTGCGGATAAACCAAAGAAGATTAAGTCCATTAAATTCTCAAAAGGCTATTGTAAATTCCTTTGGTACGAGGAAGTAGATGAATTTGGCGGCATGGAAGAGATCCGGATGATTAACCAATCTTTAATGCGTGGTGGAAAGAAGTTCACTGTATTCTACAGCTATAACCCTCCAAAGAGTGCGAATAACTGGGTGAATGCAGAAGTGCAACTCACCAGAACAGACAGACTCTTTCATCATTCCAATTACTTAACGGTGCCGAAAGAATGGCTGGGTGAACAGTTCATCGTGGAAGCAGAACATCTGAAAGAAGTGAAACCTATCTCCTATCAGCATGAATACTTAGGAGAAGTCACAGGTACAGGTGGCGAAGTATTCGACAATGTGAAGTGCCGGCCTATCAGTGATGAAGAGATAGCAGACTTCTATAATGTTAAACGAGGATTGGACTTTGGATATGCAATCGATCCCCTCGCTTACAACGTAACTCATTATGACCGCAAGAAGAAGCGGCTTTATATATTCCATGAACTATACAAAGTAGGATTATCAAACTATGCTGCACATCAGAATATCAAAGAGGAAAACAAGAATAACGAAATGGTGCTGGCAGATTCAGCAGAGCCTAAGTCTATCCATGAACTTAGACAATATGGTTTAAAGATTCGTGGTGTGAAGAAAGGGCCTGACTCAATAGAGTATGGCATCAAGTTCCTTCAAAGCCTGGAGGAAATCATTATAGATGATGTACGATGTCCAGAGACAGCACGAGAGTTTCTGACGTATGAGTTAGATAAGGATGCCAATGGAAACTGGAAAGCGGGATACCCTGATAAAAACAATCACTCTATTGATGCGGTGAGATATGCGCTCAATGATGAAGCGATGAAGTATAAAGAAGAGAAGAAACATGTGCATGATCCTGACAATCTAACCCCGCACGAGAAACATCAGAAGGCCGTAAAACAAATGACAGGCGGTAAACCGAAAGTATCAGCATTTACAAGGTGGTGACAATATGCAATTCATTTACGGACTACTAACATCGGTGGTCTTTTTTATTGCGCTTCTAGGCTTCTTCTATATGGGTTACAAGCACGGAAGAAAAACGCATGTGCCTAAATTCATCAGCGAAGAAGAACAGCGCAAACAAGAGAAGATGCAAACGTTTGATAAACATTTCAAGGCTTTATTTTCATATGACGTAGATACAGCAACAGCAAAGAAGAAGGTGAAATAGGTTGAGTGAAAAGAAAACGAAAGATTGGCGATTGTTCGAAGATGGGAAGAAATACAACAACAGCATTAAACCGAATTACTATGACACCGTAGATGCAAACATTGCATTCTTCCAAGGGGATCAATGGAGAAACCTAGAAGCAGAGAACATGCCAAAGCCGGTGTTTAACATTATCAAGCGAGTGATTACATTCTTTGTGGCTTCACTCACTTCATCTAAATCAAAGCTACACTTTGAGCCATTGACTCATTCAGAAATGGAAGACGATCCAATTAATCCATCGAAACTGGCCAATGCTCAAGTAAACAATCTATTCGAGAAGTTCAAAATGGACTTCAAGATTAAAGAAGCGTTGTTTGATGCGGCCATCACAGGTGATGCGTGCGCTCACTTTTACTTTGATATGGATAAGAAACCATACGGCAAGGCGTTTGGTGATATTAAAGGTGACATCTGCATGGAGCTGGTAGACGGGACCAATGTTTATTTTGGGAACGGGAACAATCCACGAGTAGACATTCAGCCTTATATCATCATTGCCGGGCGTGATACCGTTGCGAATCTAAAAGAAGAAGCGAAGAAGTACAAACAGAATGAGACAGAGATAAGTGGAATCCAGAAAGATGCAGAGTTTCACGAACAAGCGGGAGACAATTCCGATATTGAAGTGGATGCAGATGGATACGGCAAGGCTCTTTATATCATTGTGTACAGGAAAGACAAGAAAACAGGCACGATCAAAGCGACAAAGAGTGTCGAGAGTGCGTATATCTACCAGGATATTGACACAGGTCTCACAGAATACCCGGTTGCCTGGATGAATTGGGAGAAACAAAAGAACCAATACCACGGCAGAGCGGTGTCTACAGGCATGTTACCCAATCAAATCTTCATTAATCGTATGTTTGCTATGGTTATGTATCACTTGATGATGACAGCCTTCCCTAAAGCCGTATACAATGCGGAAGTTATTGACGGATGGACCAACGAAATCGGTTCAGCCATCGGAGTAGCAGGCCTGGGACCTGATGCAAACATTCGTAATATTGCTGGATACTTGGAACCTGGTCAAATGTCCGGGCAAATCATTAATACGATTGAGTTAGCGATGCAATATACCAAAGAAACCCTAGGAATCAGTGATGCTTCACTAGGTAACATAGATCCTAAGAATACATCAGCTACCATTGCGGTGCAGAAATCATCAGCGATCCCATTAGAGAATCCAAAAGCCAATCTATATGAGTGGATAGAGGACATTGGCAAGATTTTGTTCGATATGATGGGGACTTACTACGGTCAACGTCCTGTCATTATCGAAATAGAAGGTAAGAAGCAGATGGTCGATTTCGATTTCTCTCAATATAAGAATATGTGGTTCAATGTTCGTGCTGATGTAGGCGAATCCTCTTACTGGTCAGAGATTGCAGCCATTCAAACACTGGATAACCTACTCGCTCAAGGTCATATTGACATCGTTGCCTACCTGGAACGAGTACCAGATGAATATATCCCACAAAAAGAGGAATTATTGACTCAAATTAAACAGAATATGCAGATGCAAGCAGAACAACAAGCCAGGCAGGAACAAATGATGGCACAAGATCAGATGGCACAAGAACAACAGATGGCAGAACAGGAACAATTGCAGGCAGTGGAGCAGATAGCGGCCAAAGAAGAGAAGAAACCACACATCTTCGACCAATTACTCGCCCAATTGCCAAAACATCAGCAGAGAGCCTTTGAGAAGCTCTCACCTGAAGAACAAGATGCGATCATGAATCAATTAGTGGCCGAACAAGAAGCCCAATAAGGCTTTTTTATTTTGTCCTTAGCATGACAATAAAAGGCTATCGACCTACCACAGTCGAAGGAGGATAACTATGTTTGAAGATGATGATATGATTTTACCCGATGATTTCCAAGAGGATACCACACCTACCGAGGAAGTCACAGAAACAGACACACAGGATACGGATCTTGAATCTGTAGAGGATACCAAACCGACAGAGGAAGTCAGTGAACCTGTAGAAGAGCCTTTCCTTAAAGTGAAGTTTAACAAAGAGGAATTGGCCTTAGATGCAGAACGTGCCAGAGAATTAGCTCAAAAGGGATTGAACTATGACAAA